ACTTTTCAATGGTCATTTCCGCATAGTCCTTTTCTTTTACAACGAATTTGCTGTAAGGGATTTCCTCACCCTCACCAACTTTTCCGCTCTGTAAAGTACCCTCTGCGTATTTGGACTTGAGTACAGCACCCGGCTGTTTTTTGATAGGTCTCATGATACCCAGAATATCACGTAAGTGCTGCCAGTTTCTTTCGAATCTGGTAACGAAGTCAATCTCACGCGCTGTGACATGAATATCATTAGTCATAATAAGATTTGTTTTTGCTGGCATAAAAAAATCCTTTCTACCCATAATTGTTAAGGTATTGGGTTAGCGGCTATACTCTGATGTATAGTCGGTGTAAAAAAAATCACTGAAATAACTGGATATTCTGAGCAATTGCAGCCTGTCTCTCGGACGGGTCTTTGATTGCTTCAATATCTTTTTTGGTCATACTTCCCGGTGTCTGCTGCTGTCCAACGTGAGTGGTAAATCTTGCCTGATTCTGCTGAGCCTGCTGCTGAGATTCATCCACAAAAGCGGATGCGTCAGACTGTTTCATCTGCTCAATCAGGTCGTTCAGTCCAAGGATTTTACCATCTTTCAGTTTTAATCCGGCTTCTCTAATGTCTGCCATAACTGATTTCTTTGCTGCTTCACTGGAAAACTTAACATCATCAAGTGCCGCTTTGAGTGCATCGGAAAAATCACGGTCGTAGATTTTTGCATTGAATTCTTTCTCTGCGTCCTCAGCTTTTTTCTTCCATCCAGCAATCTCTGTCTGAATGTTCGCCGGGTCGATACCGTCAAAACTTTTTAAAGTTTCTTCTGCTGTCTCGGCACGTTCTTTCCAGTCATCACGTTCACCCTCGACTTTCAACAGAGTTTTTGCTACTTCTTTCGCATTTTTATAATGCTCAGAGAGTGCTTTCTTTACATCTGCCTGTTTATCCTCCGGGATTTCAATTCCAAATGATTTTAATGTGTCAATAAGCTTCTGCATACATATCCTCCTGGTCGTGTTTATTGACCTGCCGCCGCAGGTAAATGGATTGAGCCAGTTAGACCACTGGCAGGGTAGCTGGAATAACAGGAATCGAACCCGGGACACGCGGTGTATAAGACCGTTGTTCTACCACTGAACTATATTCCAGTAATTGCAATCCAGCAGGTATCGTCGTCTATGCTGGATTGCGTGTGGGATGCTGTCTTTCCAGCTGCCAGCCTTGACGCAAGGCATTCGCTATGCATGCCATCCCGGAGGAATAACGGCGCATGCAGGCCGTGGGGTATAACGCTTGCCAAGCGTTCCGGTTCGGGCTTCGACCGGATAATGCACACGCCGGAAATTGCATCCGCTTTTCAACCTCCCGGCGCACCTTTTGGAGGATGTACGCCGGTTTCTTTTAAGGACGCGTGCTACCTAAGAAAGGAGGACAAAATGAATAGAACAAAGCACCTGTGTGTAACTTTCGTTACAACATAATTATAATGTGGTGATAGATTGTATCTGTACCCACGTTACAATAATATGTTACTGTTCAGACAGCATCCTTATCCGGTGCATGATCTCTTTCTTTTCTTCCTGGAAATCAGAATCTACAATCATTGAAGACAGAAGATCATAGATCTCCACCATCAGTCTGCCAACCGATTCCATGAGTTTGTCACGGTGCCCCTGATCTCCAATCTGCTTATACGCCTGCTTTGCGGCAATGTAAGCATCGTAGAGTGCATCAACGTTGTGGTCATACCGGCCATTGGAATACTTACTGATGATCTCCTCTGCGATCTCCGCCGTAGGAGCTACCGGATGCTCATACTCCGTACCTTCCAGTTTCTTAATATTGCAGATTGCGGTCGTGAGCTTGAAAATCGTGTCCAGATTGTTAGAAGTCAATTTGTTTATGGCTTCTTTTCTTTCTACATCAAGCTGTTTTTCCAGCACTTTTTGTAATTCATGCATATTTATACCTCCCATACTTTTGCCGTTTTTCTTTTGTAACGGTCGTGAATCGCATCCTGACTCTCCACGATGTATACCATGTCATATCCAGCAGAAATAAGGTCTACCAACATGCGTTCCAGACATTTCAGCTCTCCGTCCACATCATCCACCAGCATTTCCACACGCAATGCATCCGCAATATGGCCGTCGGCCCGAAGAGTAACGGCATATTTTTCGTACAGCGCTTTGGTGTCAGACTCCCATTGGCGGTATTCGTTGAATCCATCCTCGACAGCTTTTTGCTTAGTGGACTTACCTACACTGATCCGGTTTGCATTCTTCCATCCTTCCGGAATCATCTGCACGGATCCTTCGTACCGGTCTGAAATCATCCGGTTATGGTGGTTGATATAATACCGGTTTAGCTCACGCCGTTCTTTCCCCTCGGACACATACTGGAATTCATGGAGGCGCTTATATCCACGCAGTCCCAGGAAGTCGAAGTAATCCGCCATCTGGCTATGAAACATAAGCGCCGCAATCATCCGGGCATTGATCTCTGCATAGATTTCCTCTATTGTCTGCACATCTTCCCTGCTCTTAAAGGTAATCATAAGATCACCTCCGTCATGACAGCTTCTTGATGATAAGATTAGCGTCTTTCACAAGGACTACCCCTGCAGAAATATTGCCGACGGATACAGTCAGGTCGGAACCTGCAGGAATCGGAATCAACGTGGATGCACCAACATTCTGGAACACACCTGCAGTAGCTACGGTATAATCCATCTCGGTTCCTCCGATGGATTCCCCATTGAGTTCCATTACCAGAGCCGTCTCTCCTGCTGCTGACGCAGTAACATTACAGTTATACTGCAGTTCTACCGCCATAGGCTGGTTGCCACGGTTCGTGATTGTAAACAATCCGCTTCCTTCAACATGATTCAGCCATCCGTTGGAGCATGCGCACCGACGGGAACGCACACGGGTTGCTGAAAAAATAACATTCTGGCCAGCACTGATCTGCTGTGCCTCTCTTGCAATAGCATTCAACATATATTTTTCTCCTCTTCAAAAAATAAGAGGGCAAGCCATGCCTACCCTCTTTTGCAAGACTACCTTTTGGTAGATATGGACAATTCATCCAACATGCTCATTATCTTTTTCTGATTTTCCAGAATCCGGCTCAGATACTGGCTGTCCTGCTCCTGTAGATGCTTTGCGAGATCTGCGTTGCTTTCTTGCGATAGGTCGCTTTGGTAATTCATTACCTGCAGAAAAACTCCGAACAGATTCAGCAGATCGAGAGCCGTTAGATCCTGATATCTCACAGCACATTGCCTCCACAGCATCCGCTCCCATAGGCTGTGCTATTGTAAGCGAAGTACGGGGAGCAGGTGAGATATGCCGGAATCGGTGTAGGTCTCACTGCATCCACGATGTTCTTCGTCTGGTTAACCTGGGAAATCTGCCAGTAAGCAGTCTGCAGGTCTCTGTCACGATCTGACAGTTTGTCGCGCAGATTCTGAATAGTATTATCCTGAATCAGCTGTCTGGTAGCCTGACCGTCGGCAAGGATACTCTCCTTAATGTCACAGCAGCACTGCGCCATCTGTGCCTGCATGGTCTGTGCCATTAACGCAGAATCGTACCGGCTCTGCAGGATCTCTTTCTGGGTCTCACAGCAGCAATTCTGCTGAGCTGCCTGTACCTGCTGTAATCCAAGCTGGTTGGTGTACCGATTCTCCAGCACATCTCTCTGGGTCTGGCATGCCGTATTGGATACATTCTGGTTGGTGTTGAAGATATCACGTTTCACAAACTCATCACTGATGAAGTTATCATGTACGCCAGTCTCAACGCCGCCGCGGTTCCATCCGCCCATCATCCCCATCATCGGGAGAAACATGAATGCGATCAGAATAATCCAGATCCAGCAATTTCCACCCCACATGTCATTACTATTGTCATTGTTGCGGGTCACTGCTGCTACATCAGCCGCAGATAACATACCTTCTGTCATTTGGTAATCTCCTTATCATATATTTATCAAGCCGTGTGCACTCCGGCGAGATAGCGTTATTTCATCATCCCGGCGAACTGTGTCGGGTCAATGCCGTTTTGTCGGCACATCTGTTCAAATACCTGCTGTGGATTTTTGCCCTGGCACATTTCCATAGCTTTTTTCACGTTCGGGTTCTGCTGTGCCATTGCATTTATGGCTGCCTGCGGATTCCCATTCTGTTTGATCTGATTGATTACATTTATGGCCTGCGCCATAGCTGTCATAGGGTTATTTCCACCCATGCCGCCGATTAGTCCCATTAATGGATTCATGCTTTGTCCTCCTTCTCATGCGTCTTTTCTCCCAGACGTTCTAAAAGCGCATTGTATTCCTCACGGGTAACATACTTATCACTGTAGTCCTTCTGCTGAGTCTGTGGGGCAGTAAGCGCGTCTGACGGTATCTCTTGAAATTGAAATACCCTTAGTGTTGCGCTTCCCATGTTGTCAACGGACTTGACGTAAAAAAACGGACTGTTGTTGTCCATCATCCATGTTGTCTGTCCTGGCTGCACAATCTGATTTTTTGCGCCGTCAATGCCTGCAACATGGATCCAGTTCACATTTTGTGCCGGTGGTGCCTGCATCTGCTGTGTCGGATACTGGAATTGCTGTCTCTGCTGTTCCATCTGTTGGATGCGCTGCTGCAACGCCATCTGCTCTGCGGCCATTGCATCCACGCCATACATCGGCTGGTACATGTTCATATTGATACCTCCGTTTCAAGGCTGTTTTGCTTCTGTACCTTGATTATGACACAAAAAAAGAGGCTTAGTGGTATCAACTAAGTCTCTAAAAAGTTTACTTCTTTTTCTTCTTTTTTTCTTTTTGATAATCAGGTATTTTATAGTTTTTCAAAAACCAATTTGTAGTTTCAACAACAGGTCCTTTTGCATAATCTGTGACAACTTCATTTCCTTTGTTCGCATCTATGTATGCAACAGTTCTATTTTTATAATCTTTTACATAGATTCTGTTCATGTCGTCTTTTTGCCACAGCTGAAATCTATAATAATTTGAGTCACTGTCGTATTCTGTTCCTGCATATGGACTAGGTTTCCCATTCTCAATAATTGCTACAGTAGCCGATCTTTCAAATGGTGTCCTTCCTCCCCCCCCTCGAGGAAAATCCGCTTTTTCCGCCACGTCCGCCCATAACTACCTCCTTAACAAATTCTTATAATCTTTCGGTTCACCCGAACGCTAAGCCTCTTAATGGACCCTATGCTCATGTTCATGTTTTCTGCACACTGTATCAGAGGCGCGCCTTGTGCCCGCCGTTCAAACAGATCTCTTTCTTCTGGCGTGAAATTCGCGAGCTGTCGTATCTTCTCCAGCTCCGGTGCAGTAAACTCATATATTTTCACTATGATCCCTCTTATTTGTCGGTTAATGCCTTTACAAGGTCGTCCCTCGTTTTTTTTAGACCCTCGACGTTGTTCCCGGTGATCCTGTTTTCGATCAGGTCAAACATACTACGCATAAGCAGATTCATATCATCCCTGTTCTGGTTGATCTCATTGTAATCCCGGTTCAGTTTTCCCTTTATATCCTTGATATCAGACTCAATAGAGTCAAGCCGTTTGTCTATATCTTCCATCGGCTTCTTTGCTCCGGCGTACAGTTTATGCAGCACTCCACACGCCGCCCCGACGGCAGTTATACCAGCGCAAATCTGGAGAAACCCCGTGCAAAATTCAGAAAAACTCATATCATATTCCTTTCGCTTCTTTGTATCGCCTGGCTGCTGCCGTAGCCTTTGCCGCCTGTTCCCGACTCCACTTCGCAATCCGCAGGCGTTCATTCAATGGACGCAGGTCATTTTCTCTGCAGAATTCCTTGTATGCGTCGTTCTGCTTCTGCAGGAGATAGGATTTCTGGTCAAGCTCCTGCTGCAGGCTGAATCGTGTCTCTTCGTCCGTGCAGTTTTCAACCGCCGTCTGCCATCCCATAACCGCACGCTTTGTCTTTCTAATGCGTCTTTCAAGTTCCCGCTGTTTCTTTTCTGCCTTTTCAACCCGTTCGTTATCCTCAGTCTGTATTTCCTTGTACGGGTTATCCTCGTCGTTGCCAGTTCCGCTTCCGAATGAGTGACGGCAGTTCCACCCGCAAAGACCCTCGCCGGTTCCGTATCCGGTCGCACCGTAAAACTCCGGAAATCTATCATCATTTCCGGTTCGTGAATAGTACTTTCCTTGCCACCAAAAATGATTACCTGGATTCTCTCCACCGTCTCCGGTTCTGGCTCCAATATGAGCTGACACAAGGATGATGTCCCATTCCATTTCAATCATGCGTTTCAGAGCAATATCCCCTGCCGCCTGACCGATTCCGGTGCGAACAGCACGCGCTGTGGCGGTCTCTATGGTGTCCTTATGGCCGGACGGGTAAGTTACTGTTACCCCTTCGCTCACGATACTGTCTATGGCTTCTCTGACCGCCTGTGAGTATGCAGTTGCTCCGCTCATGACCTTATTGTAAGCCAGATCGCAGGCATTGATGTATGCACTTTGAGCCGCCGCCGCTGTTGTCCGGGTGTAATTATTCCACTCGTTCCCGGTGGCCAGCATATTGCGTTCCATCAGCCTGACAAGCTCCGGTGACTCCCACAGGGGAAGAGGAGAGAGCCCCGCTGCCTCATAGATCTTATCGTCATAGCTGATAGCTTTCACCCCGGCCTCTTCCATTGCCGCCTTGATTTCTGATTTCTGCCGTTTCGTGTACGTCGAAAGCTCTTTGGTGATGTCTTCCAGTAGATAACCAGCATCCTGCAGGACCTTAATACGCCACTTGTCCGATGATGTGAGCAGGTATTCTTTTCCTCGCCCGATTCGTAACATCATGCGTTCTACGATCTGTTGTATGATGTAGTCATGCAGGTCGGAGGCTATCTTCTCACTACCGGCTGCCACATCACGGAGGTATTCCGGACTAAGCATTCAAATACTCCGATGAATCATTTGCCGCCGCGGCGCATATTGGTTCGTTATCGCATATAATCAGCCTGTCAACGCGTAACCTTCCATAATCGTCTCTGCAACCTTTGTCTGTAATAACCAATCGAGAATGCTCACACTTAAAACAACAAGGTTTCAATCTAATGTTTACTGCCATTTTATTCCTCCTCAAACAGTCCCTTTTCTTTCGGTTGTGCCTCTTCGACTAGAGCTTTTGCCTCTTCTTCTGAAAGATTTTCAAACTTGGTCAGATAATACCAGAACGGAACCAATCCCTGCACAACATATTTCCACCACGTCTGCTTGTCTTCCTCATACGAATAGACAATGTCTCCGAAGTCGTATGTTACTTCATACGCACCAACCGGAGCCAGACCATACAGATCGGCAAATACATTCAGCGCATAGATCGTACCGTTAAGGCAGTCTTCCAGCTTATCTCTGACATCCTTAATTAGTTGGATTGTCCGTCGGTCGTCTGCTTCTACCTGCGTAGCCGTCACCATACCGGTTTTTTCGTTAAAAACAAAATATCCGTTGCTGAATCCTGCCTTGTATCCGATCTGAGACAGTAAGGCATTCATGCCCGCAAGCCTAACATCCGTGTTAAGTTGCGGGTTAATCTCCGCGTAAAACTCTTTCGCGTCATTCCCGAACACATTCTTGACATAGTGCGGGAGTTTCATCTCTTCAACGATCCGCTGTCTTTGCGCCGTTGTCATTTTTCCGATCTTCTCGCCAGATGGCATCAGTAACCGGTCGTCTGCCAGAATAATCTTTTCACTGTCGAAGATCTCTCCTGCATTCCGGCTGTATGCCACATCCAGATCCCGCAGCTCCTCAATGGCTTCTGCATAGATCGGGAGACCCATCGGCGTGTTGATGTCAACATTGTTTGCTGCAGGTGTCCGGAACATACCGAACAGCGGACCGTCAAGAGTACTTCCGTCGGCTTTCAGAATCGGCGGAGTCTCCGGCAAAAGATTACTCCACTTCGTTTTCTCCAGGGAGATCGGATCACCGATTGAATCAGAGGATTTAGAGACGTATGCCTTGTTACTGACAATATATGGTCGCACCTTCTGGCCATCATATTCCCGATCCACGAATCTGTGATATTCCAGCCGAGTGTAATATCTGTCTTTCTCCGTATAACTGTCCTTGAATATGATCCCCTTGATTCCAAGGTTATCATACTCTACCAGAAGCACATCCTCCGGCGTGAATACGTCGATGCTCTCACCGTTCGGCTTCAGAAACACTGTACCGTATGCACATCCATATTCCACCCAGTGCCGGATTTTGAAGTATACGGCGTCAGTCTGCTGCTGCAACCATGTTGCCCTTGCCGACCCGTCAATCTTAATTCCGATTGCCAGCGTTGCCAGCCGTGCCGTTTCCGAGCAGATGGACTTCGCAAAGTTGATCGTCTTGATCCCCTTTTCCGCGCTCACCCAATATGGCTTGCCTCCGTATATTCCATAGCAATTCTTAATGATACTCTCCATCTCCGGGGAAGAAATCACGTTTACGGCGAAATCTTCTTCCGCCTGTTTCTTGAAAATCATGCTGAACCACCTCTTAATTGTTGCTATCAGTCCCATTATGCACTATGCCCCCTCCTCATTGCTATAGGAGAAATGCTGTACCTTAATGCATCTATCCAATGATCGTTGCCGTCCGGATAATCTGCGATAACTTCTCCATTTCCGTCAATTTCATGCTCATATTCTATAATTTCTTTATACGCCCTTGGAGTTCGTACTGGATCTATAACAATAGTACGACATTGTAACCACTCAAATGTGTATTTGCGGCTCCCGGGCGTCACGATGGCTTTCCGGGCTGGCAGTCCCGCATCTCGGAAGTCAATAACACTTTCGTCTTCATCAACTCCACAATAGATAGAATAATCATCATATTGTTTTTCTATGATCTGATCGGCCATTGCTGCGACACGCATTTTGCAACCTCCCATTTCATCGAGAAGAACAACCTTCTCTTGGTTAGGTACATAGGCCACGCGTATAAATGCTTTTGGATCTGGCCACCATCCCCAGTCTTGACCTTGATATATGCTTTGGTACTTCTGAATCTCTTCATCCGTTATTGTTCTAATTTCCAGCAATTCAAAGATGTTTGTGCCAAGTCCAACCGGAATTCCGAGATATTCATGTTCATAAGCTCTAGGGTTCGTGTTTTTTAGATGCTCCGCATCATCAATGAACCGTTGTCCAAGCCATTCAATAGGAACAGTTCTATAATCGCTCTTGTGTCGATAACTATCAGATCTGGGTTCATTTACATATACATTCGCCCAGTTACTCCGGCTGATTGGCGGGTTGAATGTTTTGAATACTACAAATTTACTGCCACCGCGAAGAACCGACTGCTGTACTGTTCGTATTTCTTCGATTCCTGAAAACTCGTCAAGCTCTTCGAACCATAGATATTTGAAATATCCCTTACTTGTTTTGATGGACTTTGTCTTTTTTGCTTTATCCAATCCGCGGAATATAATTTTCTGACCAGTTGGCTTATATGTATACTGCATAGGACTTACGCTTGCGCTCCACAAATCATTAGCGTTGAGTGCGTCAATTCCCCATGCGATTTGCTCATAGACAGATTCCCTAAGTGTATTACCAACTTTTCGGAAAATAACCGCGTTGGACATTACACCGTTTTCTGCATCCTGCATCATTAAAAAAGGAATCATGACACCTACAAAAGAAGACTTCGTGGATCCACGCCCACCGTATAGATCATAATAGGTATGTTTTTCGTCCAGAATGTCCCAAAACACGTTGTAAAAAGCAGGAGCTATGACTTCCTTCAAATCAACAAAATTATTGTCCATCCTGTTCCTCTGGCCTTGGAATATTATTAATTATTGTGATTCCACAAAAATCATTTTTATTTGCTTCTGCCTTTTCAATCCGTTTCATGAGTTCTCTACCTGCTGCCATCCTTGTGTCAAGAGAGGCATCAATGCCAAACTGATCTTTTATTTCTCCTCTCATCACCGCAGAATAAAATTCTTGAATTTCTGTCATATTTGCAATTCTTTTATTTTCAATCTTCTTTTGACGTTCGTGTATATATTCAGATATATACGGTTTTGACAGGTTTTCAGCGCCCATTTGTCTTGCTGACCGTTCGCTATATCCCGCTTTTTTTGCCGCTTCCGTAGCATTTCCACATATCAAATATTCATCCGCAAACGCTTTCTGTTTCGGCGTAAGCTCAGCCATTCATCACCACCTGCCATCATTCCCAGTCCGCCAGTGCTTCCCATATCTCCTTCAAGGTCATCACCACATCGAATTGCGATGCAGTATGCATGATCTCATAATCCCTGGTTTTCCATTCCCCTCTCACCATCCCCAGTGTAGGTGTGGTCAAAGTATACATGGTTATCATCCGTTCCTGTTCCGCGCTGTAAAACTGATGTGTGTCTATCTTCACCTGGAGCCGCTTTGTGAGCAGTGCTCTCTGCAGCTTTCTCATGATCTGATTAAGATTTCTCATCTTATTACATTATCACCCCTTTTTCTTCTCTCTCCATCAACACATCTTCCCGTGCATCCGTAAGAACCGGTAGAATTGCTCCGCTGTCTTCCGCCGGTACGCATAAAAATCATCCGCTTTGACCGGGATGTATCTCCCACGGTTGATCTGCGTCTTGTACCCGGCCCCTGTCGTCATACTGTCATATACGGCTACCTCTATCCCATATGCCGAGGAGATGCAACATTGAAACAGCTCCAGCGCCTCCTCCTGACTCAGCTTTCGGCAGTACTTATAGATCTTCTCCTCGTCCTCCGGCCACATCCCGTGATCCCGCAACGTCATTTCCCTGGTCCTCATGCCTTTTTCCTCCCGTTCGTTCATCCAACTTAGAGAATATAGCCAGCAGTTCCAATACAATAATTGTCAGTAACACATTTACCATTTTCCACTCCTTACATCCACGGGTCTTTCCCGTTATATGGGCAGTATGGGCAATTCGATACCTGATTTCCGTTTTCATCCTCCCAAGTATCATCTCCATTCATCCCGCATTCCTCGCAGATGTCCCAGTCTCTATATTTCTCTTCCTTTGTATTGTCTACCATTTTTCGCTCACCACCTTCAAACTTGCCTTGAAAATCCTCTTTCTTCCTTCTTTTCTAAACTCGTCGTATTCTGTTATGGTAATGTAGTCTTTAAGAGCTTCTGTAAGTTCTGCCATTACAATTCTTTTTTGCCATTCTGACATAACGTATTCATCACTTTTGAACACTTCATTCGGCATTTCGGTCACTGCCTGTATGGTCTCTACCCGAACTGTATCACGCCGTACATTTTCAGGCTGTGTAAGAAACTCATTAGGATAATGCTCTAATGCGTAAGTTATAATTGCTTTCCTGATTTTCTCTTTAATCTTCAATCCCAGTCACCTCCCTCATTGAACCGTGGACACTCAAAGCACTTACAGATCAGCTCTCCGTCCTCATTTTCGTAGTAGTTATCACCGTACCCGATGCATTCATAGCAATAGTCATAATCATCGTCCATAGTTATACCTGCCAGTTCAACTTCTGCCCGCAGCACTGGCAATAATCCCACCTTGCTGTAACTCCGCAGCCACATACAGGGCAATATCCAGCTTTCAAAACATAGTTTGTTCCATATTGATTTTTCACAATCTTCCTTCTCTGTTTCTCCATAGCTTCCCGGCATTCTTCTACCGTTCCGATTTTCCTGTATTCATCCCACATTGCAGCTTCATCGTATGTAAGTATTCTGGCATTGACAGGGTCCTTTCTGCCCGGCTCCCGGATTATTCGTTCCATTACATCCACCATATCTTTTAGAGTCATCTGATCTCCATAGATGGCTTTCACACGTTCTGTTAATTCACGATACTCCTGCATATCTCTCAACAGAATT